GCAATTTCTGACATTTTTTAATCTCCACAAAAACAAGGGATTGATTCTTCGTCTTTAAAAAGTGTTATTTGTGACTTGTTGTATTTCATAAGCTCCGAGTAGCTTGGCCTAGCTTGGTTAAACCGTGCGCCAACCCTCTCCTCCATCTGCGCCCACCAAATAGCACGTTCGGGTTTGTCAGCTACAAGCCCAAGAAGATGGTCTGTTTTTTTAAGAAAGCATAGGTCGCAATTACTTAGTAGCGAGTTGCCGTTGACTGTTACTGTGTCAAGGTTGAAGTTCTGCTTTTCCCAAAACCCAAGCACATCAGAGACAACAACACCAGCAGACGCCAATGGCGTTTCTTTGATGTCTTTGTTGTTTTTCATCTTTGCGACTCGCCGTGGCTCATCATGTCGGATGCCAACAAAAGTCACAAACTCATCAAACCCAATGCTGCTCATGTATTTGTTGATTGGAAGAATCTTTAGTTCCTGTGTACAAAATCTAGCAAAAGTATTTGGCAAGTATTTTTTTTTATTGATTAGCATTTCAAATGGTTCGCCATTGCGTGATGCCGAATCAAACTGAACAGTTTTCCATCTGTCCGCTGGTTTGTTTGCGTCAGCATATTCAAGCCATGTAATTGGCACATTCCAGTTTGTCTCGCAGTCGTGGACAAATTTAAGCGTGGCCTCATCCTCTTTACCTGTGTTGGCAAAGCAGACGACAGCATCATCTGGCAGACCGTTATTGCTTTGCAGCACGCGCCAAAGCATATAGGCGCTGGTACGCCCACCGCTGAAGCTGATGCAGGTCGGTTCAAGTATCTTGAATGGGTCACTCATTTTGGTCATCCTCTGTTTCAGTTTCTACGCAGAAAGTATTTGCATTTTTAACCATGGCTTCAGCTATCAACAGCGCGAGTGATATTTCATCTTGCAACGCGACAAATTTTTTAACGACGTTTTTCTCTTTTTTGCTTTCATCATTAAGTCCAATCATTGGAAGCACGTTACTCGCAATCAACGCAATCTGTAGTCTTGCTTTTGAATCTTTCATAGGTTCACCTCAATCAGTTTGTCAAGATAGTGACGTGCTTTACGCAAGTCCTCGATGCCGCCCTTGTCTTGCCACCTGGACACATACTTGATGATGTTTCCCTCCAAGTAGCCCAGCTTGTTGCTGGCAATGTAGTCCCACGGCTGGATGGCCTTGTCCTTGTAGTGCCCGCCGCCGACCTGCCGCACGTTGGCGTCGGTGTCTGCCTTGGTGCTGATGACCTGCGCCTGCACCGGCTTGAGCGTCATCATCTTGCGCTTGAGCTTGAGAATCTTTCGCTCGCCTGACTTCTTGACGTAGTGCGTGACCTGGTAGACGCGGTTGCGTGTTGCGCCACACGCCTCGGCCACCTGCCTTGGCGTCCAGTCCGGGTGCTCCTGCACCGTCTCTCTGATCCTCTGTGCCATAGATTTCATCTGCTTCTCCTTGGTTAAATGATTTGGTCAATGACGTTGAGTTTGCGCAGTACCTTGCCCAGCACGTTGTGGTCAAGTGATGCTCGGATTGTCAGCAAGTAGACCAATGGCTTGGTGCCTGCCTTGGCGATGTTCTCGACGCGGCTGCTTGCCTGCTCAAGCGCTGACGTCTGCCACGTCGCCTCGACAAACACCACAACGTCTGCGGCGCTTAAGTCAACGCCCTCGCTCATGGCCGCGATGTTGCCGACAATGATGCGCGTCGTGCTCGCTGGGTCTTGGAACTCGTCCATGGCGCGCTGCCGCTGAGCTGCCGGTGTATCGCCCGTGATGGTGACGGGGTGATAAGCCTGCAGACCCTGCGCGAGTTGCGCGACGACGTCCTTGTGGTGAGCGAACACGACCAGCTTGGACTCGGACTCCATCAGGTCACCAATGAACTCGCACGCGGGCTTGACCTTGCGCATCCCCGATTCGCGCATGATGACCGACAGCCCCTCAAATGCCATGAGCGCGTTGGGGTTCTCGACCAAGGCGTCGGCGTCGAACTCCTGCTCGCGCTTGTCCACCGGCAGGTCGAATGTGATGAGGCTGACCTGCGGCTCGTTGTAGTCTGTAAAGACGTCATCCTTCTTGCGGCGCAGGACGTGGGGCCGCATCATGGCGCGCAGCTCGGGCAGGTTACTTGCGCCGGAGACGTCCATGCCCCATGGCGCCTTCCACATCTTGGCGTAGCGCGCGGCAAAGTCGTACCAGCCGCCGCGATAGATTCCCAAACCGTTTAATAGCGGCCACAGCTCGATCGGCCTGTTTGGGATGGGCGTGCCTGACAGCGCGTACACCCGGCCAATGTGCCGCATGGCCTTCATGGCCGCTTTGGTGCGCTTGGCCTTCTCGTTCTTTATTCGGTGGCTCTCGTCCAGCACCAGCGTCTGAAAGTCCTGGAACGCGTGCTCCTGCACGTCGGCGAGCAGGTCGTAGTTGATGACAACGACCGCCCTGGTCTGCGCCTTGAGGTGCAGCTCCTGCGCAGCCTTGCGCCCGGTGACAACAGCCACCGGCACGCTGCTGTCGAGCGCGTTGAACGCGCGCTCCCACACAGTCTTGGCGATGGCTGGGCAGACGACCAGCGCGGGCAGATGCTCAAGCGCAGCGCTTGCTGTGGGCAGCGTCTTACCAACGCGTGGCTGGTCTGCCAGGATACATCGCTGGTTCTGCAGCAGCCATTCGCGTGCGTACTCTTGGTGCGGCTTGAGCTGGACGGCGGGCTTCAAAACGGCGCCTCGCCGAGGTCGCTCATGTCCTGCGGCTGCTCGCCATGCTCAAGCAGTCGGCACTCTTTGCGCGGCACCTTGATTGGCGCGCTTGGGAACGGCCAGCCGTTGTCGATCACCAGGTGCAGGTAGACGTCGTCGCGTCCAACCTCAAGTCCTATCATGCCGTCCATCGTTAACCACGTCTTTGAGCGTTGCATAGCGTTACCTCGTTGTTGTTGAGCCTCAACTGTATCACGCATTTAAAAACTTTAAAAGTTGTGTTACAGTCCTGACACCAGTTGAGTCACGGTGACACATACTGGCACATTGAAAACGTCAAAACAGGAGTAAACGACTATGACGACTAAAGTAGTGACAGGTGAAGTTCGCTTTTCTTATGCCAACGTGATGCGCCCCCGCGTCAACACAATGAATGGCAAAGAGGAGTACAGCACCCAGGTGCTGATCCCCAAGACCGACAAAGAAACCGTCGCCGCCATCAAGGCTGCTGGCAAGGCGGCGCTGCAGGCCAAGTGGGGCGACAAGATACCGGCCAAGGTGCGCAACCCTCTGCGCGATGGTGACACCGAGACCAAGTCCGACGGCTCGTCTCTCGGCTCAGAGTACGCTGGTCAGTACTTCATGACGGTCAAGACCAACGCCGACCGCAAGCCTGGGGTGGTGGACGCCAAGGGCCGTGACCTGATCGACTCGGACGCGATTGTGTCGGGCGACTATGGCCGCGTGTCATTGAACGCCTACGCCTACGACGCCGCAGGCAACAAGGGCGTAGCCTTTGGCCTGAACCACGTCATGCTGGCGCGCAAGGGCGAGCAGCTCGGTGGCGGGCGCAGCAGTGCTGCTAGTGACTTTGGCTTGGCTGCGGCACCCGCCGCTGCTGGGGCTGGTGCTGGCGACATGGCCGGGGACGACGATTGGTAGGCAACCGAGTCCTGATCGGCGCGTACATCAGTCAGGCTGAGGCGCGCCGATTTGCTGCTCAAGCACGCCGACTGGGGTTAACTCGGTCGGCGTTGCTGCGTCTGCTGGTGCGTCAGCTGCTTGCGCAGCCTCCATCGCCTGGCGCTCTATTAAACGCGCCAGAGCCTCCTCCAGGCGACCCACGCTCTCATATAGCGGCCTGACCTTGTTGTGCTTCCAGCGCGACGCCTGGGCGGGCTGTATGCCAGCCTCAGCGCACACGTCTGACATCTTCAGCCCGTGGTAGCGGGCGCGCAGGGATAGGTCTGTTAGGGGGTTCATGGACAGAATTGTAGGCATTTACGTCAAATAACCCCACACTTTAGTAGGGCTTGATGGGTTTGACTGCAATAGGGCATAATTGGTTTCACCAACTAACTCAAGGAGACACCGACATGGGACGACACACTTACTACCCACCGCTACCCAAGCCATACCGCCGCCGGTCTAAACTACGCGGCTGGTTGATTGACCTGACGGCTGC